CCTGGGTTTTGCATTTGCTCAAGATATACAGAAAACGAGCGTACAATTTCTTCAAGATACTGTTGATTGTAGTCTGGCGGTGCAACTGGAAAGAAGGGAAGGACAAGGTTTCTGGACATTACCGCATCCCGTCAGGCTGCACTTCTACCCTTGGAGAACCAAGTCTCCAACCCACACCTGTGTCTGTTGTTTCTATTTTAAAGGCAAAGGACCGCCCTCGAAGACGGACGTTTACTTCATTAGTCCACTGCTCCACAGGCACTGATGCTGTTTTTGTGACTGTTTTACTATTGGTTTGAAGGTATGCACCACCTGGATAATTGCGCGTTTGAAGTGTCATTGTGGCTGACGGAGCCGCCGCCGTGCTGTCTCGGAACGTTAAGTCAGGTATTAACTTGCGTAAGAACACAAAGTTATCCCCGTCACCAATCGACATCTGACTACTTTCGATAAACGACGTGATAGCACTGTCTGGAACGGTTGATCCGTCATCGAAACCTCGTTCATGAAAGTACAAAGCATGATCTGTGCTTGCCGCAACTGGGAAACTTTCCACGCCACGATCCAACCAGACTGTGCGGTTCAAAGATCCGTAGTACCAAATCTGTTGCTGATAGTTATACACAACGTACTTATCGCATTCGCTGCTCGAAGCTGACGGATAGAACCACCATACTTCAGAAAACGCCGTGTTTGTTGACGCTGTAACTTTTTCTAACTGATCAGTGTTGATATCACTAAACACATAGTCTCGAACGGAACATGGTAGGCGTTGCACGTTACCTGAGTAAACGTAAAACTCTTCCGCACCCATCCAGTATATCTGGTCCTCAATAGCAATCGCTGCCAATGGACTAGCAATCGTAATGTTTTCTGACACAGTGTTGATACCAAAAGTAAACGGTGGTCCGAGGAACTGCATTGCGTGGAGCGAAACATCCGTAAATACTATAACTTGTTGCCGTGTTTCTACAGCAGTAATAATTTCTGACCCAGAACCAAGTCGCAAGTCACCTGCTGTATTGGTTGCTGTGGATGCCCAATCGGTAAGAGATGCCTGGTCCGAGAACCGTATGAGCAACGGATCTTGAACCCCGATGTTATCCTGTGGGTCACAACCAAAAGCTATAACGTGTCTATCTCTATCTGAGACAAGTACCTTTTTAGCAATAGTCGGAGTCGTATTTGCTCCCACTAAACCACTAAGTTCTACAGCACGAGTTGATGTACCGTTGGTTTTGTCCCAATAATATATACCCGCATCACGCACATTGATAAGGAGATCCTCACCAAAGTTATCATGCGACCAAATACGGAGCGTCTGACCAGATGCCGCCAACGAAGCTGCACTGCCCCATGTGCCACGGCCCCATGTTCCTGCGCCCCAACCTGCTCCTACAATTGTTGTGTCAAGACCCGTGTTAATTTGATAGGCACCGACGACACTCGAACCTCCATTGCCACTGTCGCTTGTAGATGCAAAAATAAAAGTAGGGTCTAGTCCACTGGGTCCTGTGATAGACCCTATTGATGCTGTATCTCGAGCTTCGATTAGGTATGAGTTCACACTCACAACAGAAATAACTTCATACTCTTGGTTTAATATGGCTGCGGTAATGTTGCCGCCCAAAGAAGCCGCCCCAGAAAACGTGACAAAATCGTTGGCTAAAACACCATGGTCATTGTCTGTTACTGTGATTGTTGCACATAAAACTGCGTCACCAGAAGTGTGGGTTGCTGCTGTGGTGCTTGATTGGCCCCGTAAACAACCCTGTAATACGTTGCCTGATATAGCGGCGTAGGTTATTATCTCACTGTTTATTTTAATTCGTCCAGATGTTGGAAACCCTGATGACGAAGTAAGTGTTATGTTAGTGTCTACAATAGCTACATTAGCAGCGATGGTGTTCGCTTTTGCGGAAAACGTTACATCCCCTGCGGAAGTAGTAACTCGAAGGGGCGTTATATCGTTATAGCCACCACCCTCGTTAATGTAGTATTTAAGATGGGTGCCCACACCAAGGTATCTTTCACCTTGTAGAGCAACCCATGGGTGTAAAGCACGACATGTACCTAAGAAGTAGGTGGCTGAAGACTTCACCCACCCACCTATTTTTTCAGGGTAACCAAACCTAAATCTGACTTTGTCCATATCAAACCAACCGCCCTCGTTAGAATAGGACGTGGTTTCTCTATTAATTCCTGGTCGGAACTGGAGTTTGGTCAGAGGCATTCGTTACTCCCAGCATTTATTCGGCGGCTACATCCGTCGTAGCATCTTCTAATGACTTTGTCAGCATATCCATAAAGGCTTTTTTGCCGACTTGCAGTTGGTCCAGATTAAACTGTGTAGAACCAATCTTACGATCTAGGTCGGCTATATGGTTACACATAGCCTTCTGCTGATCTGTCAGTTGGTCTTCAGTGTAGTCAGTTCCGTTGATCGTAATGGTTTTTGTTTGTTTCTCAGCCATTGTGATCTCCTTTCGGGGTTGGGGTTAAAATTATTCAGCAGCCCACGGCACACCTGTTGAGCTTGCATTATGATTAGCTATCTTACTGTTAATTGACTTTGTTATTAAGGCTTCTATTCTATCACCTTCGCCATTACCTTTAACCCAACCTAATACATCTGCTTCAGTTAAGTCTGCATAAGTTTTAAAACCTGATGCAGTGTGATCTGGCGTAGCCCTTTTATTAAAACCTGTTTTTGAATCTAATTCTGTGTGAATATACTGTCCTGACCGATTATGTGTTACCTTACTGTCAGCATCTAAACCAACACATATCCAATCAACCCTATATACTGCACCTGTAGAGTTTACTCTGTGCATATCTTTTACAGACCATGTAAATGTAATTGCCATGTTCTACTCCTCTATTCTGACCATGCTTTGCCAGCAGTTATTGCGGCATCAATTGGACTCATGTCTTCTGTTGTCCAAAAAGTTTTAACTTTCATTGCTTCTAAGTGACCTACACTTCTATCCATATAGTCTTGCTTATTAGCGTTATTAAATGGTGATAATGTGTTTCCATCAATTATATCTGTTATTGATTGCACAGCATGCAACATGCCTTCGTAGGTAGCTGCAATTTGTGCTGCTGTTAAATCTTCGCTCATAGTTTATCCTTCCAATGCAGCTACTTTAGTTTCTAATGCTTCAATGCGGGTCATGGCTTCTTGCAGTGCCTTGACTGCTTTCATGTATAGGATGGAGTATTTAACAGCCTTAGTTGTTGTGCCAAGGTCATTATTATCAGCATCCATGTCAGGTGCTTCTGATACAAGACCGTTCATTCCTGCGGCTTCAAGTTCTTGAGCGATAACACCAAGTTGGTTTGGTGCCTCAAGATTATCGGCTTTCATGCTGTACTTACGGACAGTTAATGCCTTAATGTCATCCCACTGCGATGCTGCATCCGTGATGTTTTCTTTTAGCTTAACGTCTGAAATAGCACCGTAGCTATTGTTTACGTTTTGTAGATCACCTGACCCTGCAACAACAACCATTCTTCTTGTTCCAGCGCTATCTATGTAATCTACAACATAAGTCCCAGTACGCCCATTTAAATCAACTACTCCATTTCCCGCTGCTACGGTTCCTACTCTTAAATTTTGTTTTATAAAACTGTCACCAGTGCCATTCACAGTAATCCTAGGATTACCAAGTCCGTCTGACAGCACGATGTTGCCGTCTGATGTGCGGATGTCCAAGCCGTTTTCGTTGCCGTCATAACCACCAATAACAACATTGTTTGATCCAGAGGTCATAGCAGCACCCGCACCTGCTCCAAACAAACTATTTCCAACTGCTGTGTTCATAGCATATCCTGCTGAATTTCCTCCACCAGAAGAGTTGCCACCCACAATGCAATTTGCATAACCAGTGGTTATTGAAAATCCCGCATCTGCACCTATAAGCGTGTTTCCATACGAGTTGCTACTTGTTGGGTCAGAATTATATCCTGCACTTAATCCAACTAAAACATTGCGCCTAGAGTTTGCATGATCGCCCGTATATCCCGCTTTGTGTCCAATAATAACTTGATCGGCTGCTATAGACGCTTGAGCAGCTTCATGTCCTATAACCACATTATTACTTGTAGTAGACATTGCTGTTCCAGCATCTCGTCCAATTAATATGTTTTGCTGCCCACTGGATATTTCTTGCCCTGCATCTTTTCCAATAAATACGTTATCATGGCCTGTCATAGTGGCATTACCACCAGCGTTATACCCAATAATTACACAGTCATCTATGGTGGTTGCTTGATCTCCTGCAATGCCGCCAATAATTACGTTGCGAAGACCATCGGTAATGTCATTTCCAGAATTATAGCCAATGGCTACGTTATAAGCATCAGCACCAGCATCTTGATTTTCTAGTGCATATGCACCAATCGCTATGTTGTTTGCATGATCATCTTCTGTTTTTAATGCGTTATATCCAATGGCTATATTAGAGTCACCTGAATCCAATGCAGTCCCTGCACTTGTTCCTATACAGACATTGTTTACCCCTGCATTATCAGCAACGATGCTATCTCCTGCATCATTGCCAAAACGAATATTATTGATTCCACTGGCTGAGTTTGTAATGAGGTCAGAACCAGTGGCAATGAGGATTGTGCCATTTGATGATATGCGGAGTCTCTCGGTTGCAGCAGCAGAACCATCAGCCGTTGTACTAAACACAAGTCTTCCTGGAGTGTCATTTGCTCCTGGAGTGCCATCAATTAAAGCACCTATAACTGCGACTTGAGAATCTAGATTTGTTCCGTCATCTGCAAACCAACTTATAGTACCACAATTATCATCATCTTGAACAATAGTAAAACTTCCTGGAGTTGTATTTCTACTTTTTGTAAGAGCAACGAATGGTCCAAACGCACCATTATCATTTCTAACGATTGCAGCCCCACCTCTAAACCCCTCTCCAGAAACTTGAAAAGCAGGAGTTCCACCAGATATTGTTGTGTGTGCAACAGACTCACCTATTACAACAGCATCGTTACCACCATCTACAAAAAGAGTGTTTTCTCTTCCATTAGTCTCAACACGGAAGTCTATGTCTTGAGAGTCTTCGTTAAATACCATTGAAGCAGCACTAGCATCAGTATTTACGAATGACTGTACTTCTCTTCCTGTTCCACCTAAATAAGCTGTCCAAGCATACGCTACATCTTCATTCCCTGCTGTAACATCTCGCATTCTAGCTGTAAGATTAAGAAAGTCATGCTCATCTCCATCAGAATTTTCACTGGTCCAATCTAAAGCACCTATTAAATCATCATCTGCTGGTGAAGCTGAATTTCTACGAAGTTTTAATTTAGGTCCTGCATTAGCATCAGCATCAGTAGAGATAAGAGTAAGCTGTGCAGTGTTATCAGCAGTTGTGATTGTAACACCACCAACAACATTCATCGCATCAAAGTGTGCGTTGTTGAAAACGTTTGCTGCTACCGCACCAGAACCTGCACCGTTAAAAAACACAACCGCAGTCGTGCCAGCAGGAACTTCATAGTCATTACTTGCGTTGTATGTTCCTTGAAACAATAAAATGCTGCGAGAACCAGACAGGTTGTTTCGGACATATATAATTTTTTCTGCGTCGTTTGGCGTTAGTTGCACAAAAGCTGTGCCCCCAAGGTCACCGCTGTCCGCAAATATTATTAAACGATTGCGTCCATTGGACGTTGCGCCATCACTGACGGGCAAAGCGTTTGGAGAACCAGAAGAGCCTGTGGCTCCTAGTGTCACCGTAACCTGACCATCAAGCGATGTATCTAAAAGTGTAAAGTTTGTATTTGTTGTATCGCCCCATGTGCCTGACTGTTCGCCAGTTGCTACAAGCTCGATACCGTTGTTCAATGTATATGTACTAGGCATGTTTCTATCCTATGCTGCTATATCCGTCCAACTTGGTGTTTGGCTCGGGTTGATTGTAGTATAACTCGGATTTTGATTTGGAACAATGGTTCCCCATACAAGAACTTGTCCGACCTGTCCTGTGGCGGCTATTCCTGTTACAGAAACATCGGCTCCTGCGGTAACAGTAACAGTGGCTGTACTAACTTCGCCAGTAGCAGATAACCCTGTCACATTAACTGTCATGCCAAGCTGAACTGAAACGCTGCCAACGGCACCCGTTCCTGCAAGACCAGTAGCAGGTACATTTGCTTTCCCAGTAACTGTTGTGGTGCCTACGCCTCCAGTTGCTGCAAGGCCAGTCACCGAAACATCGGCTGCGGCGTTTGCTGTAACAGTTCCAACGGCACCTGTTCCCGCTACACCAGTAACAGGTACATTTGCTTTTCCGCTAATTGTTGCAGAGCCAACTGCTCCTGTCGCAGCTACACCAGTCGGAGACACATTAGCCTTTGCAACGACTGTAGTAGTACCAACGGAGCCTGTGGCAGCTAACCCTGTGACGGAGGCGTTTGCTCCCGCAGTAGCCGTAGCTGCGCCAACTGACCCAGTTCCCGCTACACCAGTGGTTGTGACATTAGCTAATCCTGTAACAGTTACAGAGCCAACTGACCCAGTAGCTGCAATTCCCGTGACAGAAGTGTTTGCTTCTGCAACCACAGAAACAGAACCCACTGAAGCTGTAGCGGCTAGTCCTGTGACGGGCGTGTTTGCTTCTGCAACTACAGTTACAGAGCCAACTGAAGCTGTAGCCTTGGGTAGATTAGTCTGACCCCAAGGCATCTCGCCCCAACCAAAGCGGGACCAACCGCCAATTGGAACGATGATGTCTGCCATTAGGCTATCCTGATAATCGCGTTACTTGCGTCCGCTGTTGGAAATACAACTGTAAAATCACCTGCGGTAGAAGTTTTATCACCACCAAAATCAAGAACCACAACAGTGGGATCCCCTGATGCACTGTCATTAAAGATCAACGCACCACGAGCCGTGACTGTTGCTGTACTAAAAGTAAGATCAGAGAAATCAGTGAGTGCTGTAGTTCCACTTGTTGATGGGTCTACACGAGTAAGAGCCGCACCTTTTGCTGTATATCCTGTACCAGACACTTCGTTTGAAGTGGTGTATGCTGTAGTTGCAGCGGTAAAAGAAGCACTGTTTGTATAGAGTGCAAGATTAAAGGTGCTACCTCCGCTGTTTAAAAAGTTGTGCTTGGCTTCAAGAAGCTCCTTCTTAAAGCTCGTGCACATGAAGTTACCTGAAAAGGCCATGTCACATTCTCCTTATAAGTTCTGCAAGGTCGGGATGACCTGCGTCTTTGATTGCATTATATACAGTAGTTCTATCACTTTTAACAGCTTCTCGTAAGTAAAACCCTACCAACTGTACGATACGTTTTCGAAAAGCATGAACTTGCTCTTGTATTGCAGGATGTGTACTGTCCGAAACCGAAATAATTTTATCTGCACACCGTTCTGCTATTTCTTCTGGCGTAAAGCCACGGTTCTGAGTGGTGTGAACCTCTACCTTAAAGTCTTTCGGTAAATCTATATTTAATTCTGGTATCATGTTCTTGGCTTCCTAATCTGACCATAACGATACTCATCCACAACTTCTTGAGCTTCACCAAGGTTTTTCAATCTTGTAATTCCCTCTGCATATCGTTGGTTATACATCTGCATTAAGTTAGGATCACCTTTCATATAAGTATACGCTTCGATTAACGATGCATACAATAAAGTAATCTCAGCGTTTTCTGATAGCCACGTTGTGCCGCTACCTGCACCAGCAGTCAGAGAGGCGGGTCGATATAAATACTGAAGTTCTACCACATAAGCAGCATCGGGAGTTGGCGCGATAATAAAATTGCCCACATCAAATTGTGCGTAATACTTGGGCTGTCCTGTAGTGGTCGCATCAGGAGTGTATGTTTGAACAAAGTCCAAATCTTTAAACAATAGAAACTCTTTGGCCCCACTTACCTCAATACTTAAAGAAAAAGGTGCAAGAAAATCAGTAGGAGCAGCTAAGAATTTGTTGCCTGTGGTCATAGCACCACCTGCATTTTTTTGAAACAGGTTGAGTTGTATACTTTTAAGAATACGTTCTTCCGCTAGACGAATAAACAAAGGTAGATTGTTTACAAAGGTTGTTTCATCATTCTCTGTATAATCTTGTATCGCGGTCTTTAACTCGTCGAATGTCATAGTCATGTCGTCACCGTAACGCTACCGACCTGGCCTATGGCTCGAACACGTTCTAAGTTAGGTGCTTCAACTGTCGGAACATCGACATACACCTGTAACGCTTCCGCCTTATCAGGTCGTGGGTTTTGCAAGGCTTGAGGATCTGGCCCCACTCGAATAGGCTCTAACTGTGGATGTTTTGGCTCAAATTCGTCAGGACCTACTAATGCACCCGTCCATTCACGCTTCATCTCACGCAAACGAAACCTGAACCCTGATCGATCAGAGATACCAAATGCTTTACTGCCTGATGCGTATGCCATTAAACCCTCAAGTATTGAATGCTAGGTTGAAGTTTAAGTGGTGTACGTCCTTCGTCTTCGTCCGCTGCTCGTTGAAACTCTTCTTCGTACACAGCTTTTAAATACTGCAATCGTTCTGGCGCACGTTTCATACCGATGTAATATGCTAATCCAGCCACCATGCAAGGATAGAAACGAAAAGGCATATCAGTAGTATTAACAAGAGTATCAGCGTCTTCGATTCGTTGCACATAATAGTAAACTATCTGATCTGTTGAGTTTTCAGGAACAGCCCACAAGTTGATTACAGGAGCTATTTGTCTGTCAAAATAAAATTGAGAGGGTCGTCCTTGAGTGGTTTTGTTAGGCAGTGTTGCATATTCACCACGGCTAATTCTATCTATCTCATAGTCCGTACCATCTCTACGAAGTATAACTTCCAGGATATCTACCACATCTGTGCCAAGTGTTTCCTGCGCCTGACCTAACGTAAGCGTAATCGTTGCTTGTTTTACCGTCCAAAGATTTAAACCACGGTTCGCCCAATCGGCAAACATTATGTTCAACGATCTTCTTGCCGTTCGGGCATCATATCCTGTGCGAACCTCGAGACCACAGCGTTCGTACGCCTCCTCGACAATCTCGCCAACATCCATATTAAAATCTCGTGAACCTGAAGTAGTCATAGCATCAACTCAATTTTGGTTTTTGGTTTGTTTTAACCATTACACACCCACCGTTTTTATACCCCATACGAGAGGCGACTTGCGGTGCTGCTTTTTTTAAGGCTCTCATCCCAGCCCCTTTTTTTCCTTCAGGTATTTGTTTCTTGTTCATCTTCATCCTCCTGATTGTAAAGGTTATCGAAAACTCTATTCACATCTAGTGTATAGTCTAAATCACTTTTTGAATAGTGTATATGTTGAGAGGGTCTAAAGTCTGGTGCGCCCTCGCCCATCGCAAACCAAGCAGGGTGTGTCACACGAACTCGGTTGTTTGGTAGCGCAACAATATTACCCGTCCATTCTCCAGCATCTAAAAGCTGCATTACATGACTTTGTTTATGTTGAGCGGGATCATCAGCAATCTCACTGTCCGTATAGTCTACCGTAAATAAATATTTTGCAGGAAACATTTCACCGTTTATCTTAGCTAACCACGGGCATGGTGTGGCTCGATCTAGTGTGTATACCGCGTGATTATGGGAGGAACAGTCCCAAGGTTGAGCGTCATGCGTTGCCATCGGTTGAGGCCATTCTTCTAACGGTATATCTGCGACCAAGGCAGTTATAGGCATTCTTGCCCACATAGCTCCGCCGTGAATCGTATCTTCCTCTTCGCCCTCTGCCTCACATCCTGTGAAGATAACTTGAAAACTAAGACTTCTATTTGGTATGGTTGTAACTGCAACCACCATAGCATGGAGAAACTCGCCGTGATATTTCTCATGATTATGGGTGTACTCACGACGAACCCAAGCCTTAAAATAAGGTATATTACTTTGTAAGTATGACATTATGGTTAGAAGATCCTCACTGGCTTCATTCCTTGAGCCATTAATCCACCTGCTGCTGCCCCTTTAGACTGCACCTTACCACCGTTTGCCATTCCCTTGGGTTTGACTTTACCACCGTTCTTCATTCCCTTGGGCATAACCTTACCGCCGTTCTTCATTCCCTTGGGTTTGACTTTACCGCCGTTCTTCATTCCCTTGGGTTTGACTTTACCACCGTTTCGGTAACCTTTTTTCTTCATTGCCATGTTAGTTCTCCTTTTAAAAAACTCTTACTAATCCACCATTAGCCTTTTTATTTTTCCAACTAATGCGTTTTGATGATTTCTTTTTCTTTGCCGCAGATGTGCACTGAGCCATTGTTGGTCTACAAGCAGGATATCCTTTACGATTCTCCCCTTTTTGACGACCGCAAGGTTTACCCGTTTTACAGTCTACCCAACCCTTTCCATCGTTCTTAGCGAACCAGTCGCGTAAAGAATTTTTCTTTGCCATCAGAAATTCCTTGTAACTTTTCGTTTGCTTTCTTGCATAGCAGGTCCACATCCAGCAGCAATATAACCACCACCGTTAAGATTTCTTCTTGGTGGACGTTTTGGATTATCAATAGCTGAGACTACGCCACCGTCTGCTTTCTTTTGTTTCTTCGAGTTACCCCAGTTTTTAGCTCCAACCTTGCGACATTTAGAAAGTGCCCCTGAAGCGTATGCGCTGGGCCAAACCTTGTATCGGCTTTTTACCTTGTGGTAGCATGCGTCTTTTTTTGTTTTTGCTTTTTTTGCCATTAGTTATCTCCTTTGGAGGCTTGGAGATTTGGAAGGGCATCTGTCCACGACTGATCATAACTTGCTTGCCTCTCTGTCAAAGTCTCTACCGCTTGAACTAAATGATCTATTTTTACGTCCATAACTTCTGTCCGTTTATCCACAGTAATCAATGTAGATATCATCCACACCAGTCCCGCTGATCCTAATGTTAAACCCGCGCCCCAAAACAAAAGCTGTACGTTTTTATCCATTCTCTCTACCACTGCTTACAGGACCAATATTTGGCCTTTAATTTATCAAGAGTGCCTTTGTCACATCCATGCCTTGCACGAAATGATTTCCTGGCTTTTGGATTAGACTTTCGGATCTTCATATTAGCATCTCCGAAACGAACAATCTTTTCTTTACCTTTGTCACATGCTTTGACAACAAACTTCTTGCCGCCAGAAACTTGACGTTTTGGCTTGTTGCACTTCATCCTTGACTTGTCGATCTTTGCCATAACCGTTCCAAATTAAGTAGCAGCGGGTTTTATCCCGCCGCTAAAAATCAACCAAACATACCTGTTATCGAGGTTATGTTAGTTAGGGTAATATGACACTCATCGTCAAAGATGATGCCGTGATCTGGAATGGAGACTTGAACCCAGTCACTGGTGTTAAACACCACGTCCAACTGAGTTGCGCCACCACTGCCATTTTTAAACACAACCTGTGGAGAACCAGAACTAGCGGTTTTTACTATAAACGCTTTCAATCTAGTTCGACCACTTTGCAGTGTTCCAGTAGCCGTAGCTGTTTTAGCAAAAATAGAAGCAGCCATTTAACATCTCCTATTAAGGTTGAATAGCCGTATTAAACGCTTGAGCATACATTACTGTTATAACAACTGATCCCGCATTCGTACCTGCGCTTGAGGTAGCTGTTAGTTTTAAATCGGATGTACCAGTGTTCTTCCATGTAAGTGTACCACCACCAGAAGCACCTAATGCTTTAATACCTACAGTAGTTCCAGAAGCGACTGCGTTAACGAGTGTTGCTGCACCGCCTACCGTATCACCAACACTAATATTTGTTGTAGTGTTAGCCGCCACTTCTAAATCAATAATTATGTCTACGATTTTTGAGTTAGCAGGAATTACTACCGTTGTGGCTTCTGCTGCAACAGCACCACCAGATATATCCATTACATGTTGCTGAGTCATGACGACATAACCAACGTTTGCTATGTCTGATCCAACTGTAGTTCCAGTTGTGTTTTTAATATTACCAGCCCGAATCGGACCTGAAAAAGTTGTCGTACCCATGTTGATCTCCTGTCTAGGGTTAGTCAGTCACACCATGTGACTGTCAGGGATACAAACAGAGTACCTTATCTTTAAACAAAAAGAAAGGGGCAACCGAAGCTGCCCCTTAGTTCAGGGAGGAGGTGTATGAAACACCACCTACACTATAACATAAATTTATGCACCTGGCGAACCAAATACTGCGCGTGGGTCACTAAAGCCGAAGCTGTAACGCTCACGAGCCTTAAAGCGCATGTTGCCTGTGTCGAAATCAGCTTCCATGCCAGTAGTCATTGGCGTACGTTCGAAGTTGATAAATCCACGAGGCGCGTCTGTCATGACGAAGAACGCATCTGGGTCCGTTAGGAAGTCGTTAACGGCATAACCGTTTGGCAACATACCCATTGAACGTAATGCATTGGTGTCATTGTCGGCTGTGCCAACACGCAAGTTTGATACCATCAAACGCTCTGCAACGAATTGCAGTTGACGTGGGATGAGCAACTTGGTGCCGCGCAACGCGACTTTGAGACCACGCTCGTCAACAAATCCTGCGATACTGATAAGAGCATCTTCAAGAGATGTCTCATTCAAATCCGCAGCAGTTGCTGGTTCGTTGGCAAATGTACCACCTGAAGTAAGCGGGTGATCCGTTGCACAAAGCGCAACACCGTCACCACCAGCAGATGCGCCAGCAGTAAATGCGTTGTTAAGAACCGCAGCGGCCTTAACTTGCTTTGTGTGTGCCATTGAACGAGCCAACGCACGAGTATAACGTGAACCAAGACGATCATAAAGATTGTCTTCGATAGCTTCCTCAGTGATTGAGAATGCCAACGCTATTGTTTCGTGGTTGTAACGAGCAGTATATGCTTCGTTAGCGTCGTCGTAGTTGATTGCAGAACCTTCCGATTTGGTTGGTGCTGCGCCGAAACCACTCAACATAACCTCTTCTTCGAATGCACGATCCGAGGATTCTGTTGTGTAAATCTCTGCATGTTGGTTTTCGTACCTATCGTACTCCATACCAAACAAGGCGTTGAGACCAGGTTCCAACTCTTTCGCTAGTTGAGCGCGAGATATAGCCATAAGTTAGTCTCCTTATACGCCAGTCGTTGAAACAGTGCCACCTGCAATCGCGCCATTGGCGGAATTGAAGGAGTTGTTTAAACGAACAATTACAGGGATACCAGCCGCAGTAAAGTCTGAGTTGTCTGGGTCATCTTGGATGCCCATAATTCTCAGATTTAAATTAGCAGTGGTGGCGATTGTGCTAACACCCAACTTAGCAGAAGAAATACCTGTGGTTGAAGAACCAGCAGCACCGTCTGCGAAGTTTGCGTTTGCGAACACATGTCCACGCGCAGTTGCCGCGCTAGTTAGCGAAGCGTCTGAACATATAACAAATGTTTGCATTGGGTTGTCATACACGAAAGCTTTGACGGGATGGTTAGAATCCGCGCCAGAACCAGGCCAGTTGTTTGAGAAAATTTTCTCACCACTGGTGGACGAAACGTATTCGCAACCCCAGAAAACACCCACGAGACCAACAGTGCCCCCAGCAGCCGCGCCAACTTTGTCAATAAAACCAGTTGAAAGCGGGATAACAGGAGAGCCTTGAAAGATCGTGTTTGTATTTCCAGAGGCGATACGATACTCGGTCGCACCAGTAGTGTTAGCAGCCTGACCGACTACTCCAATCGGGCGTAACCCGAATGCACCGTTAGTGTTTGCCATAGTAGCAATCCTCTAAGTTAGTCGGCGTCTCGTCTTGATCCGCCGAACGTTACACGACTTTGCCGATTATTTTGTATCGGCATTGAAGGATGTTGTTCCTTCATAAGGTCCTGATCTACAGCTACCATCTGTTCGCGGGTTCGGCTCCCGTAATACTCGTTTCTCTCTTGGGCTGTTTCGGCAGGAATACGGCACAGCATCAGACCACCTTGTCCTATGACGCCCTCGTATCGACCTTCGTCAATAGTTGGAGCTTCGTAGTCTGGATATTCATCTTTACGGACGGGTTCCCATCCTTCACGCAGCTTGGAGTTGACATTCATTTTGTCTTCCTCGCCACGCATTGCGACTCTTATCCAGCGATGCACGAACCCTTCAGGAGGGGGTGGTGCAGCAAGATGACTGGGCGGTGCCCATGGTGTTCTGCGCGTTTCATTTTCGCGTGTCGCGCTTTTGCGCGGTGTTCTAGTGTCAGCCATTATATCACTCCTTTACATACTTGGCGTATTCTTCGAGAGGTACGCCCAGTTTTTTCGCAATCGCTACTTGTGAGTGCGATAACTTGACCGACCTGCGCCCCTGTTTGTTAGTGCGGGATGCGGAATTACCAGCAGATGCGACCTGATTTCCACCCGATTTCTTAGCCGTATTAAACTTGTGCGGAAACTCCGAACGAATACGACCATCTATTTCAGTATAATACTCATCGCTGTTCGGGTCAAACCCTTCTTCTTCGACAAGTTGTTGATGTAGCGTAAAAGCAGCGGTGGTCATGATCTTATCGTTGCCAAACCACTCGTTCTTTTCAGCCCAGTCTTTAGCCTTTGGATCAACCTTTGCAGGGGTTTGAGCCTGTTGTGGCTGCGTTTGTTGTTGTGGCTGCGCTTGTTGATCGACCTGCACTTTTTGTTGTTGATCGACACGATTTTTTGCTGCTCCATACCGTTGTTTATCTATTGCAACTTGAGCAATTTGCTCTTGTGCAGCAAGCATTGCGTCTGAATCACCTGCTTCGTATGCCTGTTTATATGCAGTTTTTGCAGACTGTTCTTGTGTAGATAAACGGTTTCCATACTCGTTTAAGTATCCGTTATCTAATTGTTGCACTCGACCTTTAAGTTTATTGTTTTCATCCAATAACTTTTGCGCCATTCGCACCGCTTCTTCACGGTCACGTTGTTCATTTCTATAACGCTCGGTAAGTTTTTTGATACGTTTCTGTACCTTCTCGCCGTAATCTTCGAGTTCGTCATCACCTTCAGCAGCAGCTACCTCGGTCTTTTTTTCAACCTTTTCTTCTGCTTTAGTATCTTCTTTTTCTTCTTCTACAATAATTTCTTGCTCTTCAACTTCTTGTTTTTCTTCAGCCATAATCCTGCCCCTATACTTGTTTCACATCATCTGGTTCTAAAATTGTAGCAATAACCTCATCATCATTAATGATGCGGACTTCACCGCCGTCAATTTTAAAACGAGAACCTGAGTATCTGCCTATGCAAACCCATTGACCTTCTTCACACCAAGGTGCTCCATCAGGCCCGAACTTGTTTGGATCCTTGTATGCCAAAGGTCCTATTCGAAGAACGTATGCTACTACAGTAGCAATCGATTCCCGTTCTCGAACTTCGTCAGGAATGTATAAGCCGCTCGAAGTTTTAGATTTGCCTTGATACGGCATAACTAAAAGCCGCCAACCAGTCGGTTGTGGCAAACGTTCAAGTAACGGTTTATCTAAAAGGGATGGCTCTAGTACGCGCTCCTGTGCATCCACATACGCGCTATCAACTGCAACACCAGAGACTTCAGCTTTTGCAGCGTCTTTCTCTTTGTTCATTTTCTGCGCGACATGGTCAGGAAGATATAAAGTCTTCGACATCGTCTACGTTTTTCTCCAGCAGGGACTTGATTTCTTCACGAGCAAAAGAGAGTCCCCGTATCTCTCCTACTGACATTTTGTACTGTTCCCAATCTTTAACAGCACCATTAGCGAGGGAAAAAGATATATCCTTTTGCCGCTCTTCTAATTTTTTATACAAATATTTCGATAAGTCAATAACGTCCATTACATATTGTCCCTGTAGTCCTCTTGTGTACTATACATACTTTACACGTTTAGTCTATGAGTTCAAAATGTGGACCATCAATAAACGGACGTTTACCCTGCGACCTACGCAAATCAATGTAGGCATTCATGGCTTCTTCCATAGTTCCTTCCCACTTACGAATATCCATAGGATAACCTTTTTCTGGGACGGCCCATGCTGCTCCCCAACAAATAGGAACATTTAGATTGATAGCTGCTTCTTTGATTGCGTCAGCTAGATCATCGTACAGATTTAATTCCCAAGACGCCCTTGAGTTGACAAATGCCATAATATCAAAAGCTTTGCCCTCAAGATGTTTGCTTTTTAAAGTTTTCGATGCGCCCTTTGCCACAAGTTCTTTTTGCTCATCCAAAGTTCTCATCCCTTGAATCACTCCGAAATCTGTTTTTGTCAGTGTGATTGCCATTTTAACAACAGCCTGTAGCCTGTCATCAATACCTTCAAGCCTGTCAAGGCTTCTTCTGCTTAGTTTGAAACTCATGTCTTTTCCTTTCTAAGACTTGCCGCCGACATAACCACCGACAACACCGATGATACCTGTCAATGACATCTGCAATAAGCCAATGATATTTTCATCTAACTCACCGCCATGTTCATTTGCCATGGCAAACTCATCATAAATAATAAGGCCCAGTATGGACATAAGTCCCACCGCCATAACTAAAACAACTATATCTTTTATATAACTCATTATTTCTTACCCATTAATTGTTTGCCGCCCCTTATTCCTATAGCCGCACTGCATACAGCAAAAACTAACCAAGTGTACCACTCTGGTAATTCAGAGAGACGATCAAAGCCGTTTTTTACAACTTCTTCTAGACCAGGAATAAAACATAAAATTACTGGAATCATTACTACAATAGTTATAAATTCGTCTTTCCACGAGTTCTTTGTGCTCTCTGCCATAATCCTTTCCCAGTCGGCGGTAGAGGTTTCTTTTGACATCAAAATGGCAGCTTTACTTTCTGCCTCAACAAGTTTTAATTTTGCACTAGCTGCGGTTTTATCTGCCTTACCTTGTATCCAGCTTCCAGCAAGATTTGCTATTGGACCAATAGCGTTTCCTAATAACTGTCCTATCATTTCTCACCCTCCATACTCATGGACATTTTTTTATCCGCCTTTGCAGAGTAAGCATTGAACCCCATAAATGCAGCAACAACACCACTAGCAGCAATAACATAAACGGATGCGATATCTGTAATTAACGCTGCGGCCTGATCAAAACCAAGAACACTAGCAAGTAATATAATAAACGGATAAATTAACATCCCTGCCAAAGCAAAACCTGTAAATCTTCTTTCGGCATTACGTTTCAAATCACGGTCTATCATCTCTAACCGTCTATCTTCTAAAGCTATTTTATTCCATTCTACTTTTTCAATGACACCATTTCCGTTAGTGTCTGCCTTGTCGAACTCTGTCATTTGCATAATCCTGTACTATTCTTCGATCATAACCTAAAATAATTAATTTGCCAAACTTATCGTATGCTGCGAACTTCTTGCCACGTTCTATTATTGTTGGCTGTTCACTTCTAGGCAGGTCACCTTCATTGAGTTGTGTGTTACCATTATCTTTGCTTTTTCTGCTTGGTCGAGGCATTCCTGTTTGTCCGAATAAGTCCCTATTTGGTAATACTGTAATCGATCTGTGCTAATAAAATGTAAAAAAACTAAAACGTAAATCATGGCAAGTAGTCCCAAATATCTAGCCAACCCATATGATGCAAATAAGCCGTAGATCCAATAAGAGCCGCTGTGAGAAGCAAAACAATAGATACGGCAGTAAGTGCCAAGTCAGCACGTTCCTGTGCCTCACGTCGCGCCCTAGCCTCTGCCTCACGTTTTTCTGCTAGAACTTCTTTACGGATCTTCAAAAGTTCTAACCATTTTGACCTCCCATAAGTTTGGGTAATCCACTCCTGTAATTCAGCTTCAGCAGCCGCATTATTTCTTAAAGTGGCCCAACGATCAAAAGCAGTCTGCGAAACACTTTTGCTTGAAACACCTTTTTTCTGTAATTGTTTTTTAGCTGCATCTGTTGCATCGAAGAATTGACCAATCTGTTTACTAAGTCCAGCTATAGACTTTCCAGCAGCAAGTCCTGTTTTTATACCTGCAAGGATTGTTAACGGGTCCATGTTAAATCCCGTCTTTTCTTGTAAACTCCACAGTCTTTTCTAATACAGCTATACGAGCTTGCAGCTTTACAATAGCCATCATGTGCGAAGCCATAGACGCAGTTTCATCATGCAATACATCAATGTCACCCCATAGTTCATCATCAGCTTCTTCCATATCATCATAAAACTCAGCTAATATATCTACCATTTCTTCTATTTTTTCCGCATTTTGCTGTACGTCACGTATTAAATTTGTTTTATCTGCCTGATTGTTTTGGATAGTCAATCTTTCTACTTCAGAACTAAGTCCTTCTATAACGGAGGCTTGATTGCTTGCATACCAAATACCTCCCCCAATGGTGCTTACAATTGCTATAACCATTGTTCCAGCAGTAAGTATATTAACCTTGGGCAGGTCCATGGCTAACTCCGTTTGGCAACGGCTTGTCGTTGCACTTCAATCCGTTCACGATTTACTTGGTTTCTATTTCCAGCAATCTCTTCCTGACTCTCAATACGCGCTGCATCGGTTGCCGCTTGCTGTTGTAATTTTGCAGCATCCATCATGACATCCGCTTCGTCCGTTTGAGACTTACGCTGCAAGTCTTGTTGCTTTAAAGCAAGCTCCTGCATACGGATTTGTACAAGAGGATCAGCCATAGGATCTTGTCCTTGTGGTGTGATCTCCGCCAATGTCTCCTGCATGATCTGCATCTCCTGCAAGGCTACCATCTTCTCTACCTCGGCGGGATTCTGCATCTCTCTCTGAACTTCCATGATTTTCTGCTGCGCTGCCTGTGGATCTACCGCACCCATCTGAGCATTTAATTGCACCTGACTGATCAATCCTTGAATCTCTGTCATAACTAACTGACGTGCTTTCATGGCGATATGTTCTTGCAAGTGAGAATAAAATGTACCCATGACCTGTGGTGATGTCATAACCAATGGCGTCTTCATAAACATGACGTGGATCTTAATGTGTGCATCGTGATCCTGATCAGGAAACGCTTGCAACAACTGACCCATTAAGCCTTTGGCATTCTCCAAGGCAGGGTCCATCGGCTGTGGCTGCGGCGGCGGAGGGAGAATCTCATCGATGTTCTGGACCTCGAGGGCCTGATACATTCGACGATAAGCCGCATGCAGATTATGCATCTGAGGATTTGACTGAGCTAACTGCAATTGAGTTTGTGCTAACGTCACCCTTTGTGCCATGGAGAATATGTTTGGATCGCTGACAGGAATGATATCAACACGATCATCAAAGTCTGTAGCCTTGATTGATTGCTCCCCACCCGCAACCTGATATGGATACTCAGGCGGTAGGTTCTCGGCAATAATTCTAGCTAGAATACGGAACTCTGTTTTCTGTGCATAGTGCAACCGTTTGTGGATAGCCGACATAACTTTCATGCCACGTTCCAACATCGCCATGGTTGTACCCACAGGCGTCTCTTGGTTCATGTTGCTAACCTGTTGGTCAGCCAATGACACAAAACGTCTACCGCCCTCGATCAACGCACCAAGCAGTTGTGCAAGCGTACCTGACGGTTCTTTGTATGGCAGCGGTATAATCGAGTCTCTGATGTTACCACCAGGAGCGTCAATGTCTCTCCACTCACCTGGCTGCAATGGCTCGTCGTCATTTCGTACTCGAACACCACGCGCCTTGAAACCTGCTGGCAAGTTCGCCAACGTACCCGCATCGATCAACTGACGAAGAATACTGGTCGCTGCACGGCCCAATCCACCAATCATGTGAATCAAACCGAAACCATAAAAACCAAGACCAGGCATAAACCTGTAATGCACAAAGTATTGTTGCTTCTTGGCTAGTTCACCACCCTCTTCGAAGTTTCTTCGAATACCTAGAATCTGTCCTGATGACTCGTCTATTGTAACTATATAAGGAAGTTGAATGCCTGTCGGCTCTCCATCTGGAGACATGTCCTCGAAACCCTCGATGTCCAAGTCCACATGCATTTCCAAGATTGTATATACGTCATCCGCATACGTCTTGCTTGTGCCCTGTATCTCATCAACCTTCTCACGAACCTCGTCTGGCGCGTGATCACTCGAAGACAACTCCACATCGCGGTAGAAACCAGCAACCTGCATCTTACGAACCTGATTGTAATCCATTCGTAGAACATGCGTAACTCGAGGAGACGTTTGTAAATCACTAGCGTGATACGGCACAACCAAATCTTGAGCAGGAATAAACTTAGACACAGGCCGCTGTTTGGCCTCGTCGTAGTAAACCTTCTTAAATGTAGAACCTGATAGGGGTAAATAAAATAACAACTGATCCATGTCAGGATCGAACTCTTCCATCACTTCCATGATTTGATAGTTCATAAAATTCTTTACGCGCTGGGCTTGTGCCTCACGCTCTTGGTTCTGCATGCCAAGGATCTGTGTCTGTACAGGTCCACCTGCTGGAAGTAGTTCCTTGTAGGCTTGCGCTTGGAACTGTGTGACGCTCTCAGCTATCAACGGGTGTGTTACCCCACTGGCACCCTGAAACGGCTCTGTACGCTCCTGCTGCTTGATGCCAAGCTGATCTAAACCCTTAGTGTATGACTCTTCCCATTCGGACCTCGACTCTTGGTCTTCCTCATATGCTGCTCGTAATTCACTGGACAACTCTCCAAGATACCCATCGTCCAAAAACTCCGACAAGTTTGCACCGTGCTCCATCGGAGCTTCAGCCTCTGCTTGTTGTATCATATCCGCCAGAGCCTGTACTACAGCCGTGCCGTCCTCTTGGGAGATAACTTCCGCACCCCCCGCAAAGTCTTCTGCTTGTGGTATCGATACATCAACAGAAG